AGTGCCGAACTCGGCCGGGGCCAGATAGCCGCCGTTCGCATCGTTCGAGACGGTCAGCGCCTTCACCTCGTCGAGGCCGAGGCGTTCGACGCCGCGGCGCAGGAACGAACCGAACGCCTTGGCCTCGGTCGTGGGCATCACGGGCGCGGTGTCGCCATTGACGATCTGCGGGCGGGCGGCCTTGGCTTCGATCTGGTCGAGGCGGCGCCTCATGTCATCGAATGCCTTGGTGTCGATTGCCGGGGCGGTCGCCGGGATCGTCTGATCTTCGTTTTCCATGGTGTTTTCCTTGTGGGGTGCGGTCTTGATGGTGCCGATCTGCGCGCCGGGGTGCGCAGGCACCGCGACGACACTGATTTCGTGAAGGTCGAGGGCGGTGATGGCGCGGCCGCCACGGCGGGGTTGCGCGGCCTTGGTGACGAAGCCGATGGACAGGCCCGACACCGCACCGGCGCGGATCATCGCCCGCACCTCACGCGCACGGGCCACGTCCTCGACCAGCAGCCGCCCTTTGACGGTCAGGCCCTCGGGCGTTTCGGAAAGCTGATCCCAGACGCCGATCACCTGCGTCTGGTCATGGGCAAAGAGCATCGGCAGCGAAGCCGGGGCATTGGCGAAGGCGCCCTTTTCGATCACGTCGCCAACGCGGTCGGGGGTGCCGAAGGGCCAGGCGGTGCCAGTGATCTCGCCCGCATCGTCAACCGCAAGGGCGGCCTTGATTTCCAGAATATCGGTCATGCTGTGGTCTCCTGCGGCGCGCCGTTCCAGCGAATGTCGAGAATGTCGAGGGCGAGGGGGAAGGTCTCGGCCATCGGCCGGTTGCGGGCGTAGGTGTCGGTGAGGCGCATGGCCGCTTCCGGGGCGAGGCCGCCGCCGATCAGGCCAAGGCGGATGATCTCGACCAGATCGGCGACATGGAACTGTGCCGCGACCAGCCGCAGATAGAGGGCGCCGATACCGATGCCGGTGAGGCGCTCCAGCTCGGCGATCATGGGATCGGTCAACGCGAAGCTGTGCGGGCCGTCGCCGAAGAAGCTGGTGTGCGTGATCATGCTGCTACCTCTTCGGTGCCCGGTGCGGCGGGTGCGCCGGACGTGGTGTAAGGATTCTGAAGATCATCACCGCCCGGCAGCGGCGGCAGGTTCAGGCCCGCCCGGACCTCATTGGCGGTGAGGGCGCCCATGCTGCGATACTGACCGTAGGCAGCGGCACGGGCGGCCGTGTCGGTGGTGGTCAGGTCGTCTGTGACGAACTCGACGTAATAGGTCGCCCGCTCTTCAGGCGTCAGAAGGGCGCGGGAATAGGCCCAGCCCCATGTGGTCAGCCATGGCTTCAATGTGACTTGCAAAAATTGCCGGGCCATTTCCTCGACGTTCGACCAGGTGCCGCGGGTCAGCTCGAAAAGCATTGTCGGCGGGACGCGGAACACGCGGGCAATTTCACGGATTTGTTCGAGGCGGTTTTCGGCGAATTGCGCATCGGCGAGGGTTAACGAAAGTTGCTGATATTCGAGACCCTCATCAAGAACGGCGGTGCCGCCCGCGCTGCGGCCGCTGTGGGTGCTGAACCAGCTCGCGGCGAGCTTCTTTTTCGCGTCAACGTCCAGAACCTTGGGCGAACGAATGATGCCCGAGGGTCGCCCGCCATTGGCAAAAAGCTGGCCGATATGGCTTTCAAACGCCAGCGCCAGGGCAATGGCTTCGCGCCCGAGGGTGATGGGTGACACACCGCCGAACGGCTGAATGTGCAGAACGTCGCGGTAGCCGTAGCGTCGTTGCCCGGCATCGGTCGAGACAACGAAAAACGGCTCGCCATCGGATTCGTGGCGCGGGCTGACACGGGCCGGGTCGAGGCGCTGCAATTCAAGCGGCTGGCCGTTCGCATTCCGCACCACGAATGCGAAGCCGCCCTTGTCATTCAGCAGTGCGTCGGTGGTGATCGCGGTGCGCAGACCTTGGGCGCTGGTCCATTCGTTTGCCTCGTCGTGGATCAGGCGATAGGCGGGGTGGTCGGTCGCGGCCGCCTTGCCGTCGCGCAGATAGAGCTTCGCGGGCAGGGCTCCGATGGTCTCGGCGATCAGCGCCACGGCGCAGGCCACGGCGGGAACGCGCATGGCGCTCGACGGGCTGACCTGCATACCGGAAGCGGTCGGCATTCCGCCGAACAGCGCCAGCGCCTCGGGGTCAGTCAGTGAGAACGCCTTGGCCTCGGCCTTACGGCCGAGGGCGCGCCTGATACTCATGATGCCGAAAGATGCCATGCCGCTGATCCCGTGAAGCCCTTGGAATCAAGATGGGAATCAGCGGAGTCGGCGGCAATAGTCTGATCAGTTTTTATTATCGACGCAATCAGATATTCTGATCAATCAGTTGGTCGAGCCTGAGGCCGGGATAGCCGATGGATTCGATCAGCTCGACGCGCTGTTGCAGCGGCCCTTGAGGGATAATGCCGTATTTTCCCGTCATGGTTGGCTCGCCATGACCAAGGATGATACCGATCTGCGCATCAAGGAAGCCGGCGCGGCGCAGGGCATCGGTGGCACCGTGCCTGAATGAGTAGAGCGACAACCCTCTGCCCTCCTTCAGGCCAATGCGCGTCATGTAGCGCCCGAACTCGCGAGACAGATCGAATAGCATCTGGCCGCGTTCATTGCGCTTGGCGCCGGGGAACAGGGCAGTGCCGCCATCTTTCAGCCGCTGTTCGTGGTAGCGAAGCAGACCGAGGCGAATCAGCTCTGGATGCACCGGCACCACGCGCATGGAGCCGGCCGTCTTTAGAGACTTTCCCTCGGCGGTGTCGTCGCCCTCAGTCGTGATATGAAAAAACCAGGTGCCGTGTTCCTGCCGAATATCAGCCACGGCCAACTGGCCGATCTCGCCGACACGGGCACCAGAGAACAACATGATCAGCGGCACCCAAAACCGATGATCACGGATCTGGACATTGCCGGGTTTGGCGACGTTGCGCCATTCGTCGGCGCCCATGCAGCCTGTAAACAACGGTGAGGCGAACAGCGTGTTCATTTGCTCGACATTGAAGGGCAAGGTCGCGGTCTTGACCTCCTTCTTGAGCGACATGCGTTCGGTCGGGTTCTGCGGCAGATAGCCATTATCCACGGCCCATGTCAGAAAGGCACCCAGGCTGGACAGGTAGCGGTTCACTGTGCGGTCAGCTAGAACCGGCTTCCCCTCTCCCTCATTGGCCTTGACGATCTGCCGAATGTTCATTCCGGCGAACAGCTTGGTTTCCGTCGCCTTGACCGGATATTTCGACAACAGGTGCTTCCACTCGCGCACCTCGGCTTTCGTGATCTTGGCAATGGGAAAGCTGGTGCCGACAACCTCGACGAAAGTGCATATGTCGCGCCGGGACTGGTTCAGCCGGTCTTTCGACACACCATTCGGATTCTCGCGGGAAAAAATCCCGAAGATTTCCATGATGGACTGCCCAGGCTTGGCGACTTCGCGGCCCGATCCGCTCGCGGGCTTAACCAGCGGNTCGCCGGGTNGGCCGCTGTAGTCNCCCCGGTCACGNTCAAGGGTGCGCTGCAAGGCTTCGATCTCGGCCCGGATCATGNGCTGGGCAAGGCCGATCCAGTCGGGCGTCCCGCGGTTGATATGAAGCCCGTTCCTTTGCAGGTAGGCGTCCACCTCGTGNGCNATCAGCGCCGTCTCGCCCTTGGCGAGGTGCTTGCGCAGCTCGGCCACTTTTATCTGGCGCTGTTCGGCCGCGATGGCGCCAGCGTTCTGCGNAACCTTCAGCTCAAGAGTCGCGTCCAGCACGTCCAGCGGATCGGCGCTGGCAAACTCGCCGCGCTCCACCTTGGCGAACAGNTCGGCTTTCGCGGCCTCCACCTCGGTCTCGCCGGGCAGGTTGGCGCGTGCCTGATCGTCGCGCGCCATGGTGGCAGTGTATTGATCCCAGACNGCCTGTTCCCGGTCGGTCGGCANCAGCGCGCGCCGGGCGCGAAGATCTTCAAACTCGCGCTGCNANNCGGCGATGACCGGATAGAGGCGGCGCTTTGCCTCCGCGTGATCGGTGGTGCCCAGGGCGCGCACCATCTCGCGCTTGCNNATGATCCCCACCAGATCGAGCGGAACGCGGATGCGGGCCGAGTAGGCGGAACCGCGCCGGATNAGGTGACTGATACTTGCCATGACTGCACCATTTTGAGGGGTTGTGTGTTACNGTCNTGTGTAGCAGTTTCAGCGCGAATAGTCCACAAAATCCAGTTGCTTACAAGAAATGAACGGCTTAGGAAAAGTTGGATTAAATTCCTG